TGCTCATATTGCTTTATATCCTTTCTTTTTATTCGGAATATGTGACGCACAGCATACCGTCCACGACGGAAAGCCCGAGCGCGTCGAATGCGTCAACCTTTCCTTTGAGCGCGGCGTCCAGCTTCGCATAGGAAACCGCGCCGTCCGCAAGCGTCGTCGTCCATTCGGGATGCGCCGCGAGGATTTCGTCGACGTATGCGTGGATCTGCGCCGCTAAATAGACGAACGTCTGCTCCGTGGCGTCAATATCCAACGGGCAAGCCGCCGATTCCACAAAGAGCGGAAGTTTGACCGAGGATATGATGTTGGCACCGTCGGCGATATACAGTTCGACGTTTGCCTTTCCGGCAGAAAGGAACGCGGACGGGTGAATCGTGAACGTGACGACGTTCGCGCTGTTCGATACCGCGTTCGCCGTTGAAACGACGATCTGCGCGCCATTGGTCGGCGTTCCCGTGACCGTGATCCCGTAATCGTCGAGGTCGACCGTCGTGCTGTTCCGTTTCCACACGGTACCGTTATAGGTGAACGTCGCGGACGAAAGCCCCGTAGAACCCCATTTATCGAGGTTCATGCGAACGGTCAAGCCGAGCGACGCGACAGCGGAAACGATTTGATCGTACAAAAAGAACACGCCGCTCGCTGTGCGGACGCCGATCATAAAGACCGGATTTGACGGCATTATAAAAGCCGCTTCGCCGTCGAGGACGGTCAATTCGACCGCGCGCGTGTTCGCGTCGTACTGCTTCGCGTAGATCGGCACAAGTACGTCATTCCGCTGCAAGTCGACCGTGATTTGTCTTATGCTTTGCATAGTTCCTCCTTATGACAAAAGATTAAGAAGCGCGATAAGCTGTGCCTCTGTGAGAAGCGTATCGCCGAGCATGATCCCGTCGTGGAAAACGATCCGCTTGTATTCGTGATCCTTGCCGTCGTCTGGGTTCGTTTCATGCAAGGAGATCGTTCTGGTGGTCGGCGAAATATCGAAGATTCGGTTTCCGGTCGCCGCGACGGTCGTCGTTGCCGATACCGTCGTGAAGTAGTCGATGAGTTCAACCTTGACCGTGTACGTCGTGTTCGTGTCTGTGTTCTCAATCGTGTACGTTATGTTCGATCCGCTATAATCGGACAACGTGATCGTATCGACGAGCGTGTACGCATAATCCGACGCAGCCGCCGGTTTGGTGTAGATTTTGAGGGTTTTGTCGTTATGGTTCGAGCATGGCGAAATAGCAAACGTGTACTTTAGCGCGATAATCGACGGCGTTCCGGAAACGCGCTGTGCCTTTTCCGATATGGTCGGCGTGGAATACTGCAGTACCGTATATGTTCCGGTGTATGTTGTCGTTCTGCCGCGCGTGTCCGTGATCGTCATGGTATAGGACAGCGTGCCATATCCCGATATGACGTTCGTTGTCGCGGCGTTCGCCGTCAGCGTTTGCCCGTTTATCGCAATCGAAACCGAGGCGACCGTGGCGCCGTATGCGTTCGACGTGTCAAACGTGCCGGTTACTTTGATTTTCGACTTTCCCTGCACGAACGCCGAGAATTTCGCGGCGATACCGGAAACCGTTTCCGCAAGTGCGACGCTCGATATTCCGACCTTGACCGTGTCCGGTATCGAAAGCGTGACGTCGACGGTCTTTGTCCCGATCAGCGTCGAGCCGTTGAATGTCTTGCAAGTGATCGTACACGTCCCGCCCGTCGCGCTCGGAAATTGCGAAGCAAGCGAAAGCGGCGGCGTCCACGAATAGGACGTATCGACCGCCTCCGCAATCGTTCCGGTCTCGTTGCCGTACTTGTATTCGAGTTTGTGCTTGTACGCGGAATTGTACCGCGTAATGCTGATAGAAAGCGCGGAACCGAGCGTCCCGTTTCCGGCAGAAACGTCCGAAGACGCGAGCTTCCAAACAGCGTAAAGCGTCGTCGTTGTGTAGAGCGCGTAGGTCGTTCCGGGAAGATACGTCGCTTCCATTGCGTTTGGCGATGTCGACCAACCAAGAAAAATATAGCCGGATCTCGTCGGCGTTTCCGACCGGAGCGTTACACTATATCCGGCCCAATGCGACTGCGTACTCGGTGCGTTGCTGCCGCCGTTCGCGTTATAATAAACGTAGGCGGTGTTATGCGCCCATACCGCGTACAAATTGATCGTATAGGTTTCGTCTTCGTCCTCGAAAATGTGCGCGACACTGTTTCCAGGTTGTGTCCATACGCTTCCGGAAGGTGTTAACGCCCACCCTTGAAAAGTATAATGTGTTCGAGTCGGAGACGCGCTGCTCAGCCGCACGGATCGCGCATAGTTTTGCGTGTTTATGTCATAAATACCGCTCTCGACCTGTGAAGACGGAACGCCGGACACATTCGTTCCGTTTCCGAAATAGTTAACTATGAATTTCCAACTTTTATGATCTGGTATAACCGCCGGCATATCTTACCTCATTTCACGTCAAGAACAAGATGTCGGTTCGTTTCGACATGCAAGCTCCACGGATCGATGTCGAGCGCGTCGTCTGCGACAAACCGTTTTGCGTGCGCTTTTTCGGAATCGAAAGAAGCGTAGGCGTTCGACAAGTCCGTCGTGTCGTCCTGCCCCGAAAAGAAATAAATAACGCGGTTCACGAGTTTCAGCTTGATTTCGTTGTCGTCCTCAATTCCGATAACGAGCGCCGGTTCTGAAGGAATGAACCGCATATAGGTCTTGCGCGTCGCGTTGTCTTGCGAAACGGCGTCAGTTAGATTCGTGATATTCGTTTCGTTATTGTAGATCGCCGTCCATATAACGCCGTCTGGGCTGATAATCTCGGACACCGTGACGCCGAGCGCGGCGGCGGTTTGCTGGATCGCCTCGACCGTCTGTTGTATCAGCGTATAGTTCGTCGTGCTCGTTTGGATCAGCGACCGGAGTTCCGCAGCCGTTACCTCCCATTCGCGCCGCATACCGGATATTTCGTCGTTGACAGCGCCGAGGGCTTCGAGCGCGGCGTTTCGCGCTTGCACCTCGGCAGCGGTCGCCTGTGCGGTCGTCATTGAATACACGTCCGGCGCGACCGACGCGAGTGTGACCTTGCTTTGCTTCGGTTCTTCCGGATATTCGTCATATTCGACGATGCTATGCACGACGCGCAAGTTTCGGTCGGTGTCGATCAGCGTCAATTTGCGGTGTACGACAAACTCCAAAAAGGCGTAATCATTCGACCGTTTTGCAAGGTCGTCGACGTCGCATTCGTAGGATTGCACGGGCCGCGACATTGTGAGCAGCTTTGCGAGCGCGTCTTCGTAAAGGTTCTCCGCTACCTCGTAGCGTTCGTCTTTCCAAAACGCGGTGATAACCTTATCGGAATAGGTGTAGTCCTCGACGTAGTCTTTGCCGTACACGACGCCGTCGATAATGGCGGTTCGCGGTGTGAGACCGTTCGCGCCTACGGCATAAAGGCGCGTCGCGAAGTTTACGGTTTCGCCTTTGTACGTCAATCTGCGGAGGTTCAATTCCGTTGTGAGATATTCGCCCGAAACGGCAATCGACGCCGGATTTATGACCGTCAGCGTTCTCGCGCGGGTGTTCCATCTGTACCATACGCCGAAGACCGTCGCAGCGTGTGTCAAAATATCGAAGTCATTTCCGTAATCAATGTCGACCGTTCGCCGGATCGTTATTGCGTCAGCGCCGATGATCGTCCAATTCGGAAGGATCGCGGACAAAATATCGGACAGATGAACGGAGCCGGACGAATAGTTCCAATATACGGAAATCCGCAGCTCGTCAAGGTTCAGCGCGCAGCCGATTTGGTCGTCGGAAATCTTTTTGACAAGCCACAAACCGGCGTCTGTCTGTATTTCGGCTTCCTCGATGATATGCGGATATTGCGGATCGTTCGTAGCAACCGAGAAGAACAGCTCGTCGTTTCCGTCCTGTTTGTGGACGATATGAAACGAGGAATAGTTCGCAATCGGTTCAAACGCCCCGTCGTGCTTTACTGCAATCATTTCGGCACCTCACATATACAACGGGTAATATTCCACCTTGACCGTCAAACCCGCCGTAAAAACGATTTCAGCGCGTCCAGGCGTGAGCTTCGGGAACGTCGTCAAGTCGGTGTTGCCGAATACATTGCTGCCGTTTTGCGTAACCTTGCGGGAAAGTCCGTCAATGACGACCGTTCCGGTGAGACCGGTGATCGTAATACCGGCGACCGTAACCGTTCCGGAAATACCGGACACGGTCAGCCGCGCCGGTGCCGGTCTGTTCCCTTCGACCACGAAAGAACCGGACGCGGTGAGCGTTCTTTGTTCGAGCCGCCCGTGCCGGACGCCGTCAAATTCAAACGTGGCGGTCGAGATCCACGGAGCGGGGCGCTTCGGTGCGCTGTTTTGGTCGAACGCGCACCGATAATAGAACCCGTCGGGCAAAAGCAAGTCGCAACCGGCGAGAAAGACCGCCGTCAAGTCGGATATTGCGCGTTCCGTTTCTTGCCAGCCAAACCCCGAAAAGTCGAGCGTGATCTTGACGCGCCGGAGGGTGATTTCACCGGAAACGACAACCGGAAAGAACGCGCTCGGCGTAAACAGATACCCGTTTTTCACGCCGACGCCGCCGACGGAAAAGTCGAGCATTTGCGCGCCGTATAGGGAAAACGGCGTATCATTGACGCGCGGTTCGATTATTTTTTCGTACTCCATGCGATCTCCTTACTGACATACGGGGAAATGACGCGCGCCGTTTCCTTGCCGTCGAGGTTGATAACCGTTTCGACGTATTCCGGTTCGTGTTCGGTTTCCGCTTCCGCGTTCCGCGTGGCGAGCTGCACGTTTTCGGAAACTTGCAGTTTTCGTTGTTCGGCTTCGATTGCGTGTTGCATACGGTCGTATGCTGCACCGACTTCGGCGTCGATCCCGCTTGTTTTGGCTTTGAGTTCAATTTGCGGCGTCGGCATATTCGCCTGGAGCGAATCGACTGCGTCGTCGACGGTGTCCTGCAGTGCCTTTTCCGCGTCCGGCATGGCGTTCTCAAAGCCAACCGACATACCAGGCGGCAACCAGCGTCCAACCTCGCGTGCCATGACCTTTGACGGAGATCCGATTCCGAATATCCGTTTGAGGAAGCCGACGACGTCGCCGACCCAACCGCTGATTTTGTTTTTGATCCAGGACAGCGATCCCGATATGCCGTTCCAAATGCCCTCGACGAGGTTTTTGCCAATGTTGACGACCGCTTTGAATCCGTCCGAAATGGTCTTGAACAGGTTTTTGACGAGTTCGCCGCCCATCTGTACCGCCGATTGTATAATTTGCGGTATGCACGAAATAAGCCCGCGCACGAGTTCGCCGATCAGCTTCACGGCGGCTTGCAGAATCTGCGGTAGGTTCTGTATAATACCCTGCACCAACGAGACCACGAGTTTTACGCCGGATTGAATGATCTGCGGTAGGTTCTGCGTGATACCGTTTACAAGCGACGAAATGAGGCGCGGCGCCGATGCGATAAGCTGCGGGAGCGCGTTTATAATGCCCTGCACAAGCGATATAAGGAGCTGGATGCCGGTTTCTATGATGATCGGCAATAGTTCCGTGATCGCTGCGACAATGCTGTCGATTATGGTCGGGATATACCCAATAAGCTCCGGTAACGCGTCGATTATGCCGTTTAGAAGCTGCATAAGCAACTGAATACCGGTCTCAATGATAAGCGGCAAATTGTCGACGACAAGCGTGCAAATGGTTTGCACGATGGTCGGGATATACCCGATCAGCTCCGGCAACGCTTCCATGATGCCCGACAAGAGGGACGTCAAGAGCTGCATTCCCGCGTCGAGAATCAAAGGCAGATTTTCGACAAGAACCGAAACGACGGAACCGATCAGCGTCGGCAAATAACCGAGGAGCGTCGGCAGCGCGTCCATAACGCCCTGCACAAGGGACATTAAAAGCGTAACGCCCGTTTCGATGATAAGCGGAAGGTTCTCCGTAATAATCGAAATGACCGTTTCTATGAGTGTCGGGATATATTCGAGAAGCACCGGCAGCGCTTCCATAATGCCGTCGAGAAGCGCGTTAAGGATCGAAACACCGGCTTCGATTATGACCGGCAAATTTTCGACGATAGCCGTCAAGATGCTCTCTATCAGTTTCGGGAGCGCCTGGATGATGATCGGAATCGCTTTCACAATGCCGCTCGCAAGCCCTTTCACGAGCTGGATTGCGGCATTTACAAGCATACCGACGTTGTCGACAAGCGTTTGCGCGAGCGTCAAAACGGCTTCGACCGCCGCCGGTATGAGTTCCGGCAGCGCAGCCCCGATGCCGTTCAAGAGTTCCGAAATAAGGACGATGCCGGTTTCCAATACAAGCGGTGCGTTGTCGATGATCGCTTGCACGAGTTCCGTAACGACCTCGACCGCCGCTGCCATGATTTCTCCGGCATGATCCGAAATACCTTGCAGAATCGAAGAAAGAAGTCTGCCGCCGATTTCTATTGCTTTCGGCAAAAAGCCGGTCAGCTTTACAAGAGCTTCCGATAGGATCGTGCCGAGTTCGCCGAATGCGCCCTCGATGCCGCCGATGTTAAACGCCTCGGTGAGCCGCGCAAGACCGTCGGAACCGAATTGCACAAACTCGCGCATGGTAGGCATAAGTTCGTCGCCGATGGCGATTTTCAAGCCGTCAAACGCGGAACCCAAAATGTCGAGGTCGCCCTGGAGGTTGTCCGTCATGGTGGCGTACTGTTTCGACGCCTCGCCGGTGGAATCCGCGAGCGCCGCCGCCCATTCTTCCTGTTTCTCGGTCGACGTGACAATCATTTGGTTGTAGGCGTTGAACCCTTGAATCCCGAAAATCGTTTGCGCGATTGCGGTCTTTTGCGCGTCGGTGTATTTCGGCAAGCCGTCGGCGCCGAGCGCGTTCAAGGAGTCGTACAGTTCGTTTACAACGGTATTGAAATCGCGGAAATTTCCCTTTTCATCGAACGCCGAAACGCCGACCTCCTTCAAGGCGTCGGCTGCCTGGTTCGTCGGCGCGTATAGGTTCTTCATGGCGGCGGCGAGTTCCGTACTTGCCGCCGATCCGACGACTCCCTGCTCTGCAAGACGTAGCAAAGCAATCGTTGTACTGTCCGCGCTTTGACCGTAGGAAGACGCGACTGCAGCCGCACCGGAAAGCGCGTCGCCGAGCTGCGATACGTTTGTATTTGCGAGCGTTGCGCCCTTTGCCATGAGGTCGGCGTAATACTGCGCCGATTTCGTGTTGTCCGCAAAGCCCTTCATGCTGCCGGACACGAATCCCGCAGCGGTCGATAAGTCCATAGAACCAGCAGCGGCAAGGTGCAAAACGTCCTCGATCATGCCGATTGACGTTTTCGCGTCATATCCGGACATAGCGAGAATGTTCAAGCCGTCGGCGGCTTGCTGTGCGGTAAAGTTCGTCGCGCTCCCCATTTCGAGGGCTTTTGCGCGCAGCGAATCGAACGTATCTCCCGCGCCGTTGACGTTGTTCGCAATGTCCTCGGACGTGATACCGAGCGTTGCCGCGATCTGCGACATGGACGTGTCAAACTGCGACGTCGTTTCAATCGACGCTTTGCCGAGCGCGACAAGCCCCGTCGTCGTGGCGGCGAGCGCAGCGCCGGTCACGCTTCCGAGCGCCGCAAGACCGTTTCCGGCAAGGCCCGCGATATTTTTCAGTCCTTTTTTGAGACCGCTTTCGTCTACCTCGGTACCGAAAACGACAGAACCGTCATTTGCCATAAAAATAGAGCCGTCCTTTCCTGGCTATTTTTCAATAGTTCGGAAATAACGGCTCAATGGCTCACTTATTATTTGCCGGATTATGTGAAATCTCGATTTCCTTTCCGCATTTCTTGCACCGGATATAGAACCCTTTGCAAGACGCGGTATTGTCGTAGAGTAAAAGACGCTGTCCGCAATGCGGGCAACAAAACCATTTTCGCTCAATAGGCGGTATAGGGATCATATAGCAACGCCGCCTTTTCTTCCTCGCTTTTCCCGTTCCGTAGCTTGTAAAGCGCCTGTTGCTGCGCGATCCGGTTACGCTCTTTTTTGTCGGTGATCTTCGATAGGTTTACCGACCGATAACCCATAATTTTGACGAATAGGCAATCCTCGCGGAGCGCGTGCAGCATTGCGTGAAATTTCCACCAATGCAGCCCGTCAATATCGCATAGGTCGACGCCGTACTGTTCGAGGAACGCCGCATAGATGTACTCGGCGTCCTGGTCGTAGTCGTATATGCGCTGTGCCTCCTGTTGCGCCTCGCGGCGTTTCTCGGCACGTTTCAAAAGCCGCTTGTCTTCCGGCTTCCCGCAGCGGTAAAACCACAAAAGCGCGTTTACGATTTCGTCTATATCATCCGGCAGCGCTTCGGGGTGTTCGTAGCATAGCTCGACCGCACTTTCGATGCGCTCGTCTTTTCCCAGCTCGTCGTCCGAAAGAAGCTGCTCAAACATGATATATATACGGAAATCGGTGCGGATAGGATGAAGCGCACCCGCCACACGGACGCATGACGGGAGCGCGTCTATCAGCATATTCATCCTTTTGCGCGGCGCTGTGCGCGGTTAGGCAGATACCGGTTGCGCTTTTCGTTGCGTGCTTCGCGCTGCGCGTTCACGCAGTCGAGGAGCGCCATGTATGCGTCCTCTTTCTCGGACACGGAAAGCCGCCCGCCGAAAAGTTTTGCGGCAGCGCCTTCACCGAACACGCCGTCGAAAAAGGCGTCGTACGCTTCGCAAAGATACCGGAGAATTGCGCTTTGCTTTCCGTCCTTCGGTGCCGATTCGCCTTTCTTCATAAGGCGCTCGGCGGCTTCTTCGTACCGCTCTGCCGTTTCGACGTCGGTCATGTCGAGCGGGAACGTGACGTCCTTATACACATATTCAAACATAACGGTCTCCTCCTGTTACGTTTTATTCGGCGGTCGCCGTGAACGTATTGTCGGACGGCTTGAACGTGCCGACGACGTTCTCGGTCGCTGCTTTGAGGGTGCCGGTGTAGACGAGTGCTTCGACGCCGTCCGCGATTTGATCCGGTACGACGACATAGGTGCGCTTGCGCGCCGGACACGTCGCGGCC